CTGACACAACCATACTAACCTCCCCTAGCAAAAGGACGATATCTGCTAGTTTCAACGGTTTTCTGAAAAGTGGTTACACAGGGTTCTTCATTTGATACATTATTCTCTCGAGATGTATCTCTCGGACTTTGCACTATTCCTGGAAAGTTACAGGGTTTGTGTGTTCTAGCTTTCTACAGGCTGACAACTGTCTTGGGTCTCAGAAGCACTCTGAAATGCATCAGTGAGTTGATTGTCCAGAGAAACTCAAACTCACCTACTGGAAGGCGCTATTACATAGGGACTTACACATATATTCCACCCTTCGGCGTGAATATAGAGGCCACAAGTTGGGGGTACCCAACACACACAAACTTCAAAGAATCCTATCTCCTTTAAAATTAAGGCCATTGAATGGTTGTCCACCAGCTAAAAGCTTGGGACACAAATTCATTGAATTAAATAATCATGTTTAATTATACGGCACGTTATTAAAAATACGCTGTGGCGCAGATGTGTCTCTATCAAAGAGCAAATCAGCATAAGAATCAGAATAAGCATCACCCAAACGCAAGCTCTTTACAGTTTTCTCAAAACTCGCTTGCATGCTATTATCCCAATAATACTGATCATAAAGCGCTACCTTTACATCATCTGTGGCCTCATAGAGACCTCGTACTTGTATCACATGATCGAGATAACCGCGTTGATAGTAGGCTTTCGCCCCTTCAGTTATCTCCAATATTCGGTCAATTACACAACGAATAGGAGGTATAAAGTTACAATTTTGCCTTAAACCCAAAGCCACGCCTCTCATGAGTGATTCACGAGAAACATGATTAGGTGGCGTTACTATGTAACCAAGTTTGGCCAAAACTTTACCAGGTTTTGGACCAAATAAATACCCTCTAGTTGTTCTGTATAACCGATTCGAACAAAATTCAGCTGTTTCCAATCTATCCCTATAAATAGCTTCGCTATCAAAACCTAGACTGGCCATGCCTTGTTGCCAAGGACATTCGCCAGATTCCAAGTGTCGAAGTAAATTGTCATCTCCTTGCAAGAGCATCCATATGGATTTACGTGCTTCAATTGCAGTCTTGCCTGTCCATTCACAGTACAAAAAAAGATGTGACAAACCATTTATAATAGAGTTCATCAAGGAAGTATAAGGGTCTCCACTTTTACGCGTGCCCTCACATTTATATTTCCATCCATGCAAAGTATTGCCATGGGTCATTATATTAGCAGTCATAAGCTGTAAAACAGCTCGAGGAGCACCCCAACGCTCACACAACCACACTTCATAATCACACCATGCCTTACGAATCGAGCAATCGAACTTGCCCAAATCATCTTCTACAATACGACCATGTTTGCTGGAAATATAATCAGCTGTCTTTTCAGAACTAAGACCACTGGTGAAACACAGATTATTACCTGTGCCCCACCTTCGTTTAAGTAAATCTTGGCACGCCATTATCCATGGGCCAACTAAACAAATAAATTGAGGCTGCGCTCCCTGAATCAATCGAGGCGCTTTTTCCTTCACACCCATGGGGGAAGAATACAAATTATTTTCTACTTTAACAAATGACGAACGTGTGGTCCAAAGCTTGCACTGCACTTTATCTAAGGTTGAGTATTGATCAATACCCTCAGACTCAAGTTCTTTCATAGTTCTGATTAGTGTCTTTTTGACACTGGGGGATGCGTTAGATCGACGAATATAATCATCAAAACTAACTGGTTTAATGGATTTCATATGAGGAAACAAGACTTTGTGTTGCCATTTGCACCATAGAATGCAACGGGTCAAGTCTGCGTTATTTGGACTCACAGTGTCAGCTAACACTCGAGCATTCAAAGCTTGTTCTTCATTATGTTGATTACTAGCAAATGCAACGGGACCATACGCCTCCGTATTAAACCCGTACAATCCAACTTTACCTCGAAGTAACATTGGATCGCGCAAAAACACATTTGCCCTACCTTCCCCCCCTCGCAACGCTAAAGACGCCCCTCTTTTGAGCTGTCTTGGCGGCGGCATACGCACACTGTTGACCATCGGTAAGTATTTAATTGCTACTCTCATCATTAAAACAAGCCACGAAAGGCTTCAATCCAAGACACGGTGGGATCTGAGATCAACCACCAGTCACTGGAGAAGCTCCAATATCGTGGGATATAATAATTATGATTATCACAAAAATACTTAAACCATGGTCCGGCATAGTAGAGTCCATATGAACAGGCATTCGATCTTGATGGCTCAAAAACATATACATCGTGATAGTACATGCAAACCAAAAAGAAGGTGGGGAAAACCACCAAAACGATAGCCAACCACAATGTCAAAATTGTGGCAAATTCATTGAACAAGAAAAAATCGCGAATTTTCTCTACACTACTGGATAAGCCAGTGCGAAGATATGCACCAGTCCAAACTCTAGAGATATTTTGTTGAGAATCCCATGAGTTTAAGTAGGCTATGACTGGAGCATACATAATGGCATCTAGTTGTTGTTGATCGGAAAGCCATGCAGTTGAGCAAATGTTACGACACTTTGCAACACATAATTGAAACTCCTTATGAGTATCATCTCTTATGCGATGTGCCCAGAAGGCACTCAACTCTTTCACCAACG